TAGTAGAAGTTGTAGAAGAACCTACGTTTCTCACTTAGCAGTCCTCAACGCATACCTAAGCCTTTTAGCAAAGTTGGCATCAAAGCCATTCCTTCTAGAGAACGCAATGCCATTGCCTATACTTTCAAATGGATATAAGGCTTTGTACTTGGCTGTTTTGGTTAGTTTAGCAACCTGTCTTATCCTTGCCCCACTAGAACTGTTGGTTGATGTTCTTCCATATCTTTCCCATATACCCTCTGTACCATTACCACCTTTAGGAACGCCAAAGAAATACTTTTTCTTATTCTTTTTAATTTTATTCATCGCACCCTTGGTTATGTTACCTGATGCGTATTGCGTTATACCTGTTGTATTCTTATTGCTTGGTACAACTATAGAAGCTCGTTTAGGTCTTCTTGTTCCACCATCTACCTGTAGCTCCATATAGTCTTCTCTTTTCTTATCAACGTATACAACTGCTGTTAGCTCTGTTTTCTTAGCCTTATCAACCCTAAAGCCCTTTTGTGTAAAAGGCGTTGGGTTATCAAACTTCTGCTTTGTTTGTGCCTTATAGGTTTTATGTAAAGCAAATGCTGTATCGTTTAGAGCCAACATAGTTGCAAAAGGTACTTGCTTCTTTTGTATAGAGCTTAAACCCCTAGTCACTTCTTTAATATTTGATTTGATATTAATTCTCATCCTTTTCTCCAGTAAGACTTAGCCTTAAACTTTAGACCTATCTCTTTAGCTTTTCTTCTAGCGGTAGATGGACTACAACCAAAGGACATGGCTGCATCGTGTGATGACTTACCTTGCTTAATCATTTCCTTTAGTTTTTTCTTATCTACCTTCATTTATAAGTTTTCATAATGTTCTATTAACTTATTAATATACCATTTAGCCTTTTCTAAGTCTTCTATATTATTATTGTGCTTCATGCGATGTCTGTGAATATACTTAATAGCTGAGCCTTCTAAGTAGCTAGGAAACTCTGCACCTAACTGTTGTTTAATGTAACTAATGCATTCTATAGACCCATTGTTATAATGCTTTGGCCTATGAACTGAATCATATTTAACTCCTTTTATCTTCTCTAATCTATCCCACTCTTGCGGTGTTACTTTATCTATACTCATATCATTTCTCCTTTTATATAATTTATTGGCCTGTTGTTGAAAAGACCACTCCAAAAACTTATCTATCATCATTTAACATTTCCAAATTTAATTGATTCTTTTGCTCCTGATTAAGCTCATCTACCCTCATACAATAGTTTTTAAATATATCTATTGGAATCAAGTAAGCATCAATAATCTTTCCATCAATCCTATAGTTCTTTCCTTCTATTATGTTGTTGTCCTTAATGCACCTCTTCATATCATCTGACTTAATCCAATACAACATAGTCTTGGTTAGATATGCCCAGTAGTCTGCGGTGGTTGCATTGATACCTGACTCAACATGATTGCAGTAAGTTTCTATAAAGGCATTACCAGTTTTGTCGGTGTTCTTATCCCTTTTAACCTCAACCGTCTTGTTTGTTTCAGGAATCATAATGTCATATTCTTTAAAATTGCCTTGCATCTTATAAGCCATTGGATGCTTCCTGTTGATAATATTAAGAACAAATCTTTCACCAGCTTCTCCATAAGGTAGGTCTTCATTATGAAATTTACTCATTTCTTTTTCTTTTCCTTCTTTTTATTTTTACCAAAGATTTTATCCCAGTTGTCATCAATCTTTTTCTTATCTTCTTTGCGTCTTTTAGACCCTTTACCACCATGCCACTTAGTCATGCTTTATCCTCTTAAAATTAACAGCCTTATCTAGTTTAGATAACAGCTCTTTAGCCTTCATGAAGTCTTCAGGTATACATCTTAATAATTCTTCTATGCTAAATATCATCATCTCAGGTTCGTTTTTGTGTATCTTTTGTAAGATAGGTTTCTCATCATCAGTATCACAAACTAAAGCAGTCTTCTTATCAAAGTTAAAACACCTAGCATTAGGTTGAATCATTATGTAACCACTCTCTTCACATTTCTTGTTAAGGGCTACAAAGGCTCTAAGCATCATATCAACCATCTTTAACTTTTCTTTAACCTTACCTTTGTAAAGTGTGTCCCTTAACATTGTCTCTGCTCTGCAAAACTTAATTTCAAAATCAACACCCAACATCTTAAATATTCTTTTCCTGCTTCCCCACTTCTCAAAACTTTCAGCTTCATAAGTTCTAAGCTCACACAACTTAGTCTCTAATGATTCGTCTAAATATGTTTTCATTGGTTGGGTCTCCAATCGTGAAATTCATAGTGGTTTGGGTTGGTTGCTTTAGAAAAGCAAACCAAACCAACCAACTTTTTGTTAATTTGGGCAAAAATACCAAACCAAAACCAACCAAAACCAACCAAAAAACCAACCATGTTAAAACACCTCATTGTCGAAGGATTTTGACTGATATCCATAACCTTCTTTGTAATGAACTAAATCATGTGCTTTCAAATCGTTCAACCTACTTTTCAATGCACTGTCTTTAATATCCATTCTTGCTAATAATATTGAATACTTAACCCAAACGCTAATAGGGTCATTAGGTTCTTTTTCCTTTTGATACGCTTCTATGGCTTCTATCGTTTCTTTTCTTGCACCTTTAATAATGGTTTCCCTAGGTGATTCAAGTGTAAGTTTCAGTACACCTGAAGTAACATTACTAAATCCAAAGACTTCTACTTCATGGAACTTAAAGTTCATAGGTTGTATTGGTCTACCATCTTTAACAAGTGTTTGGTCAACAGATACAAGCATAGCTTCATCATCACCACTTCTTTTGACCCTAAATTCGTAGTCAAGTGCTGCTGGTAATACAGAGCTTCCTCTTGCTCTTGCTGAAGAGCCATGACCAGTGTGATGTACTATCACTATAGAAGCATTAAACTCTTCTTTAAGCATATCCACACGCTGTATAAACGTATTCATATCTTTGGTACTGTTCTCATCTAAACCATAGTTTCTAGCTAAGGTGTCGATGATAATCATACCTATACCATTGTTCTCAGCTTCTATATCTCTACAAACCTGTTGCAAGATAGCAAACTCTTCATCATCACCAATTCTTGAGCCCCTATTTGATACAAGTAAAGGTTTCTTATCTAAGTTCATGCCATAAAACTGTTCATATGCCTTTATGCGGCGGCCAACTGCATTTGTGCCTTCTCCCGCAAGATAAAGTACAGTTGATGGTTTAGTATCATATCCATAAAAATCTTTACCTGTGGCAACCGCACAACCCATAGCAATAGCCACAAATGATTTACCTGTCTTAGGTGCTCCAAATATAGAAGTAACTGTTCCACGTTCTATACACCTATCTACCAACCAATCAGGCTCTGTAATATTAGCCATAATCTCATTTACTGTTTGGAAATATAAACTTCCTTTTGGTCTCTTAGCTGTATTGCTTGTTATGTAATCTTCCAATGATTTAGAGTCTGCAAAATAACCTGATTCATACGCATCCCATAAATCATCTTTTTCTTTAAATTCTTTTGGTGGTTCAGCAATTAAAACACTACAACCATTTTGTTTTAGGTGGCTAGAAATCTCATTAGCAACCTTCTTGCCAGCTTCGTCATTATCAGGGAATATCCAAACATCCCTTCCATAGATAGGTGACCAGTCAGCTTTTTGCCAACTATTAACGCCACCATGCCATGTACAAGCATCTCCATCCTTTCTTATAGCTTCACATCCACGCAATGCTTTCTCACCTTCATTAATAATGATGGGTTTATCAGGAAATTTATTAGTAGAATAAATAGGTAACAAGCCCTCAGGTCTTCGCATAGACCAAGAACCGTCAGGATTCATACTAAAAGGTGCATATTTTTGTTTAATAGGATGACCTTCAGGAAACCTCATAACCCAAAAGTTAGTAGCATATTGAACCTTAACTATTGCTTGGGAATGAAGCTCCCTCATTTGGACTTTTGTAAAAGACCTTGCATTGCCCTTGTTAGTGTTATTTTGGGGGAGTCCACTAACGCTGAGTAAGGAGTCAGAGGGCAATGCTTGGTCGTAACCAAATTGTTTTAAAACTGTATTAATATCTTGATTCAAATGTTTAATTAAATCGATGATGCCACCACCTACATCTTCTTCGAAGTCATACCAAGTCCCTGATTCTAATGTAAGGACTTTGCTTTGCTTATTACCCCAGCGTAGCTCTTTAGAAGAGCTACTACTAGGTTCACCAAGCAATTGCTTTGCAACTTCAGGTGCTATTTTCTGCCAATCAATTGACTGCATCAGAATGGCACATCACTGTTATCTTCCTCAGCCTTATTAACTAAGTCAGCTAGTCCCTCGTTTGGAGAAACAAAACCATCATCATCACTAACTGGTGCATCAGGGTCAACATACCACTCAGGCACATTAAAACCTCTATCACCCCACTTAGAAAATTCAAAAGATAACTCTGATGAAGTTCCCATACCTACTTGTATTGGCTTACTACCTTTGTATTCAACTACTGGTAACTTACCTACGTTGGCATCCTTTTCATGCCAAAAAGTGCCTAGTATCTTGTTAAAAGCACTAGATTCAGCAAAAGTAAACCTTTGCCATAACATAGCGTGACCACCATTTGGCATTACCCAACAAGAAAAAGCTCTTTTCCAATCGTCAGCAGGTTTAGCATCAACAACACCAAACTTTGCATCCCATTTATATTCAAAGCCATCAGCCTTTGTATATCTACCCCAACCTGATTTGAATGTATCAATATCAAGTTGTAAGTATTTAAACTCAACTGGTGTCTCTCCATTTGCAAAAAATTGTTGACCCAATGTTTTAAAGCCAAAATAAATTTGCGGTTTTTCTTCGGAATTTTGCATTCCACCTAATATATCCATAAATACTCCTATATGGTTAATGTATTGTTATATCAATACTATTTATATAATCAGTTTCAAGTTGGGTGTAACACCGTTCCTTAAAACCCTCATAATCCTCGTCATTTATAATGCCAAGGAAATCACATGCAGTTTGTATCCTCTCAAATGCCAATCTGCAATATTGTTCAAAATCTTCTTCTAGTAAATAACTATATAAGTCCATTTGACTTTTTAATGACCTCATCTAACCTCTCACAAACTTCTGATAGTGGACACATATAGTATTGTTGCCAATTCTTCTTGTAACCACTTTCCATAAGGCATAAGGGTATGACACACATAATCTTTCTTCTGTCATACTTATAAATTAATACTGGTATCAAGTTATCATTAGCACTATCAACCGCTTGATTCCACCAGTCATTTTTAAATATGTCACTTTTGCCATTACCTTTATATCTTTTACATTCAATGGCTAGGTTTCCCCAGTAGATATCAGCCATACCTTTTGTTTGATACTGGTCTAAGTTTCTTTTAACAGTCTCTCTACTACCTTTAGATGCAAGATAAGTGTTTATCTTATTGCATATCACCCTTTCAAATGCTGCACCTTTGGTTCTACTGTTAATTGGCATCAGTTATAACCTCTTTTTTACCAGTTGCATGATGTGTGATGGTCAAGGTATTGCCTTGCTTAACCTCTGTATACCCTGCTCCATTATTGACATGGATATACCATTCATCTCTCTCTTGATTAAGCTTTAGCCTTTGTAGCTCTACTATGTCGCTAAACTCAGTCATTGTTTTTATCCTCTTCATAAGACACTATGCCAAGTTTAATTAGCATCTGACTAGCCTGTTCTATTGTTAGGCTGTTTTGTATTGCAAAGATTTTTATATCTTTATGTAGCTCTTCAGGAATCCAAAGTGCCTTTTTGATTATTTCGTCCATTATTTACTCTCCATATTCATATTAAAATTTATTTCATAATAAAGCAAAGACTTTATTACATCTCCATCCAAAAACCTTATACTATCCTTAAGGGCAAAGGATAAACTCTCCATATAATACTCT